TTAGTCCGCAAATTCTGTATGCTTAACTTTCCATTTTTTTAATGCGATAGAAAGCCAAAAGCTATAGATGCCGCATGTAACCAGACAAAGGAGTAACCATTTAATCCAATTACCGAAAAGTTGCATGGCTGTTCCTGTAAACTTTAGACGTCTGCCTTCGACAACAGTGTGCTTGATTTCCCAGCCGTATACCATGCATAATGCCCAAGGATAACAGATACCAAAGGTAAGGAATGTTATGATTGCTCCAAGCAAATTCCAGCCAATTAGTTGGAGAAGTCCTCCATCAAAATAAGACTCTTGTGTTCCCATATTCATTTCCTCGTTAGATTATTTTTATGACTAGAATTGCATATCAGCTAAAGGAAACCTATTTTTTATAGGTTGCGGTGCGGCATCGTGTTCGTACACTATGTTTTCTTCATAGGCATTTCCTGTTGATGTTCCCTGGTCTAAAAGACGTTTTTGTGCTTCAAGCTGTTCTTGATTTAATATGGACTGGTAGTCACTATCAAAGCCACTTTCATTATTAGGATTTGTGCAATAGCCATTGGAGTCGAAGTGGTATGTGATACCATTTTCTGTTAAATCATCATACCTCATTTCTCCAGTGGGATTGAGATAGTACCATTTCCCGCTGACAGTATGTATCCATCCAGTTCTCATATACCCATTAGCATCAAAAAGATAGTTCTTTCCTTCAATATTTTGCCAGGTGTCTGTTGTATAACTTCCGTCATCATTCTGATACCACCATCCAATATCGTCCTGTTTCCATTCCCCTGCCAGTGCAGTTATGCTTAACGCAGATGATAGAAGAACGGATGTAATAAATACCTTCATTTTTTTCACAAGCTAATCCTCCTTAGTTTTATATGTGTTTATTTATTAAAATAAGCAATTTCTTATAAATCATTACCGTAAAGCCACTTATCTTCAGCAATTCCAAATCCCAGGTCCCCGCGCCATCTGCCTAAAAACTTCATAAAATTAGAACGTTCATCCAGTTCTTCCTCGTTATTTTCGGTGTAGCATTCTCTGGCCGGTTGAACAATACCTTCCATGAGCGGAATCAAGTTTGGCTCTGGAAAGAAAATATGCTCCAGCTGCTGCTCCGGCTCTGTGGGCTTCCTGGTTGCGCTGTAGGAGATATTGCGGAACCATTCTTTGTAGGACATCAAGGCTCTGTTAGATGCCTGATAGGACAGACCAAATTTGTCATGTATCTGGATTGCGTCATGACATTTATATTTGTGAATAAGAATACGTGGTGCTAAAAAATGGCTGGCGAAATAATTTGTTTCGTCATCATTTTCTTTGGTATCACCAACATGTTTTAATAATATGTGACCAACCTCATGCATAAGCGTGAAACGTTGCCGGCATATATACGGGAAGGAATCATTATAATAGATTTTCCCTTTAAGTTTAAATGCATCGTCGCTTACCCTATAACACTCTTTTTCCTTTTTGGCAGAAAGTTCGGAATACTTATACAAAGGGATTTTTAATTTTTTAATAACATCAATGCAGTCGATGGGAAACTCTTTTATTTCGCAGGTTTCGTATACATCTAAAATAATACGAAAAATCTCGCGCCGTTCCAAACAAAATCACTCCTTTAGTCATCATCAGACAATAACGTTCTAATGATATCCTGTTTTTGTTCGACCGTGAGTTTTTTTCCGTTTCGTGCAATAAGGCTTTGGATATCTTCATATGTTGGCTCATATGTCTTTTTCTCAGACAGAATAGTAGTGGTCTTTTTTCGTCCTAAAAGATAATCTATGTCCACGTTGAAGAAGTCAGCAATTTTTTCTAAAGTCTCAAAATCTGGTTCTCTATTTCCGTTTTCGTACATGCTGATAGAACTTCTTGAAATAGCCAATGCTTCCGATAATTCGGCTTGGGAATATCCACGTGTTTGTCGTAGCGACTTAAAAATTTTATTAAATTCTCCCATGTTCACACCTCACTTCTAACTAAATAATATCACATAATGTAAACAATGTAAAGAAAGAGTGACACACTTTGTAATAAAAAATCAGTTTAGATATTGACACGGACTGTAAACAATGGTATAACATAATAAGACACGATATGTGTCAATGTGGAAAGGAGGTATGCATATGGATGCCGAGGCTATTTCTAAACGTCTCATACAACTAAGAGGTGAGAAAACCCAAGAAGAAGTTGCAAAGGCCGTAGGAGTCAGTAAATCTGCTTTGTCGATGTACGAAAATGGTAGTAGAATACCGCGAGATGAAATAAAAATCCGTATCGCTAAGTATTACCATAAAAGTGTCCAGGCTATTTTTTTTAACAGTAACGACACAAAATGTGACATAAAATAAGAGAAAACAAACACACGTTCGATAAGAAGAATATACCACTATCGAACCTATGTGTCAATGGGATTATGGGGAAAGGAGGGGGAGCGGGGTGGAGATAAAGGGTATTTTTGAAGTTCAGGGAGAAGAGTATTCGCTTTTTGTTGAAAATGCTACTCGACTGACAAAAGTGTATCTCTTGAAAAAGAAGAAAGAAAGTCAATGTATGGAACCGATCTTGGTCAAAATTTCAGCCGGTACGCTGAAAGAGAAGCTTACGTATCGGCTGATGCGGTTAAAAATGAAGCTGGTTAAGAAGCGCAGCGAGAAGAGCTGATATGCCAGAAGCGGCGATTCCGGATATGGTGCCTGATGAAATATCAGATAAAAACGAATTGATTTTACTTTCTTTTTTATCAGGAGTCAGGTGAGGATTACGCATTTCGTAAAGGAATGACTCTATAATTTTTTTACTATCTTCAGGTAAATCGGAGTTTGCAATATCGACCCAAATAGAGTTGTAGTTACCAGAAACAGTGTTGCTAGATCCGGAAATTACAATGTTGTTGTCACCTTGGATTGAGGGGGAAAGTTCAGGCTCCTTAAATCCATTCTTGGAGAACTGGATTCCATAAGTTGTTATCTTGAACTGACAAAATCCCATAGCCCTGGCTATATATTCGATAAATCCATCATCACGCAGATTATCGAGAATATCATAGGTTTCTGATTTATCTTGAAGATTGGAAAAAGTAAGACCGCATTCGCGTTTTCCGGTTTCAAGATAGTTTTGATAAACCGATGATAGCAGTTCTTGTTCTTTTGAAAACATAGAGACATCTCCTCCTGATATATAGGTATAAGTTTTGTACTCGGCGCTGCAACGCCTGTAAGTACAGTATAACAAGGAGGGGGATAAAACGCAACGAGGGAGGCGGTACATATTAACACGACCTGCAAGACCTGTCGGCATAGCCAGTGCCCGGAACGGACACGGTGGTATCCGTGCAAGGACTATGAGAGGAAGGAAACAAGTACAACCGGTACCGCATACAATCTACCAGGGAGGGGTGGTGATAGTGCAGAAATTAAAAGTATTCAAATACATAGAAATTGATGGCCAGGATGTTCCAATGGAATCACTGACGGATGAAGAAAAACGGCGCATTGCCTATGCGCTGCAGGACAATCTGATGCTTCCACTGGGATTTCGAAGGAAGAGAAAGACCGCCTAAGGGCGGCCATGGAGGACAAGCATAGAAAGGAGAGACAAGCCAATGAGAGCTAAAACATTTGCGGAGCATCGCATCCGCGCCAGAGCAGCGGTCCAGTATCCCGGCTGGCGTGTGGATTTTGTGGGACCGGCAACCGCGGTGATGACCAATATCATGGGTCACAGGCGTATGGTGACCTTCCGACGGTGCAGGAGGCGCCGGGACAGCCCAATCATGATGGCAGCTAAATGGATTGTGCCGGCGGTTATCTGGCTGCTGGGGATGTGGATGGTAGCTATTGTAATAATGGCGGTTGCCATGGGTGTGAGGCTGTGAGAGGAGATGAGGATAATACAGAGACAAGTTATTAAAGGTATCATCATACAGGCCATGGTCCAATCTGGTGTTGTTATGACCGGTAACGCAGATAGGATTGAGGCGGGGGCCGAGGCAGCAAGTAATGAGATATTGGAAGAAATGAAGATGGACCCCAGCGGCGGCAACCGCAAGAGGCCCATGGACAAATAGTTTAGCACACCCTTAGTATAAGGGATTATGGCGGAAAAATCAAGGAGGATTAAGACTATGACTATGACAGTAGTATTTGAAGATTATGAGGACATGATGAACTTTGCAAAAAAGGTGATGGGACAGGATGTTTCCAGCGACAACGCATCCCAGAGGCCCACGGCGGAGAACATTTTGGGGATTACCCCGGAAACATTTACGACGGCATCCAGCCAGCAGGTGCCTGTCACCCCACCACCGGTGCAACAGGCGCCTGTTACTTCACCGCCTGTCCAGCAGCCTGCCCTCGCAGCCACAGTAACCCCTCCGGTTCAGCCGGTGGCCACAACCGCACCAAACTACACTCTGGATGACTTGATGATGGCAGCCATTCCACTTATGGACTCAGGCAAGCAGCCGGAGCTGCTGCAGCTTATCCGGAGCTTCGGGGTGGAGGCGCTGCCGTTCCTGCAGCCGGAGCGGTATGGTGCGTTTGCAACCGCGCTCCGTGGACTGGGGGCACAGATATGATGGGGGGACACGCAGAAAGGGCCCACGCACTCCTAAGTGCTTCGGGCGCTTATCAGTGGATGGCCTGTACCCCCAGCGCCAGGCTCCAAGAGCAGTTCCCGGACAATCCCTCCGGGACTGCAGCGGCGGAGGGGACATTGGCCCATGAGCTGGCGGAACTTAAAGTGAGAAATTACTTCTACTCAGTTGATTTTGGGAAACGGAAGCTGACGGCGGCTGTCAACAAGCTGAAGAAAGAAGAACTGTGGGATGACGAGATGACAGGCTATACGGATGATTACCTGGACTATATCAAGGCTGTGGCCATGAAGTATCCTTCCAGCCCTTATGTGGCGATTGAAAAACGGGTGGATCTAAGTACATACGTACCGGAGGGATTTGGGACGGCGGACTGCATCCTGATAGGGGGCGATGTATTACATGTCATTGACTTCAAGTATGGCAAGAGCCCGGACGGACGCGTGACGGCCGAATGGAACCCGCAGATGCTGCTGTATGCCTTGGGTGCATATGAGATGTATAGAATCCTTTATACGTTTAAGACAGTGAGGCTGTCCATCGTGCAGCCACGGCTTTCGGACGGCATATCTGAATGGGAGTGTACCCTGGATGAGATGCTGCAGTTCGGGGAATTCGTCAAGGAACGGGCAGCACTGGCCATTAAGGGTGAAGGTGAATTCGCACCCGCCCCAAAGACATGCAGGTACTGCAGGGCCAGAGGAAGATGCAAGGCCCGTGCGGAGAAGAACGTGGAACTGGCCTTTCTGGTGGGGACAGACCCAAAACTCCTCACAAATGAAGAACTGGGCCAGTACCTTATGAAAGGTAAGGACATTGCCAAATGGTACAGTGATGCCCAGGATGTTGCCCTGGCGGACTGCCTGGCCGGGAAGGAAGTGCCCGGTTGGAAGGCTGTGGAGGGACGCGGCTCCAGGGACTGGACCGACATGGATAAGGCATTCAGTACGCTTACATCGAATGGCATATCAGACACTATCCTGTGGGAGCGTAAGCCACTTTCGCTGGCCCAGGTCGAGAAGGTGGTAGGTAAGAAGGACTTCCAGGAACTTGTGGGCGGATTGGTCGTCAAGAACCCAGGGAAGCCGGCATTAGTAGAAGAAACAGATAAACGGCCAGCAATCACTAATAAAGTGAGCGCCGCGGAGGCGTTCAGGGAGGAGGGCTAAATGTGGATGAGGTTAAGACAAGCCCGCCCCGCAGCCGTACACTGGGCGAGCTCAGAAGATTTGAATTAAAAACGGAGGACCCTCGAGACATTGAAGAACTTGACCGGGTCATCGAAGAAAGGAAACTTTCCAGAAGGGATTTGGGAGTCATACTTTTATATCTTGGCGTTCGACCTGGATTTGGTCCGGAATGTTTTGGTATATGGAAGCATAATAGCCCAGGACATCCTTGATGTGTTCGGTTAGGATATTCTTATATATCGCTACCACTACCCTGGGTGAGACTGTCCATACATACAGAACAAAATGTCTGCGGCCCGTACCAGAAACCTCAAATTCGTAGTTTCCAAATTTCCTGTGGATGCAGTCCTCACCATCAAACCCCTGGATATCATACGGTTCGCCAAGGGTTTGTAGAAGCTTATCAATTTGTCTCATAAAAACGCCTCCTTTTCCTTGATTATAAACCAAGGGGACGGAGCCCACAATATAAAGATGAAAGGATATTTTATTATGAATGAATTAACAAACGTAACAACCGGGGAAGCAAGACTGTCTTATGTACACCTGTTCAAGCCCTATGCTTATCAGCCAGGGCAGGAGGAGAAATACCAGGTGACCGTACTGGTGCCGAAGACGGACATGGACACCATGGGGAGGATTAACGCTGCCATTGAGGCCGCGAAGCAGCGGGGTATCAGCGAAAAGTGGAACGGACAGTGCCCGCCAATTGTCCCAGTGCCGGTCTATGACGGGGATGGCGTGAGGCCATCCGATGGCATGGCCTTTGGGCCTGAGTGCAAGGGCCATTGGGTGTTCACGGCCAGTGCCAAGGCAGATTATCCGCCTGAGATAGTTGATAAGATGGGGAACCCCATTATCAACCAGTCAGAGGTATACAGCGGTATGTATGGGCGCGTGAATGTATCTTTCTATCCTTATGCCTTTGGCGGTAAGAAGGGGATTGGCTGCGGCCTGGGGCCGGTACAGAAGCTGAGAGACGGTGATTCCCTGGGAGGCAGCGCGCCAAGTGCCGCACAGGCTTTTGGGACACCAGTACCACAGGCAGCCACACCGCAGTATGGAGCAGCCATGCCGGCAACTCCAGGAGCCGCAGGTTATGCTCCGCAGCCACAAACAGCTCCATGGGCGCAGACGTCTGCTGCTGTCAACCCAATCACGGGGATGCCGTATTGATGACTACAAGAGGGGCCCTGCGGCCCCTCAACCTGACAGGAGGTAAGACGGATGGCGAAACATCATCTCAGCATAGACATAGAGACACGCAGCAGCGTGGATATCAGCAAGGCCGGGGCTTACAAATACGCCCAGTCCCCGGATTTTAAAATCCTCCTGTTTGCGTACCAGTGGGACGACGGGCCGGTGGAGGTCATAGACCTTTCGGCAGATGAATCATTCCCACCGGAGATATGGGAAGATGCCCTGAGGGACCCCAATGTAATTAAGCACGCTTATAACGCGGCGTTCGAATGGTACTGCCTGAACCGCGCCGGTTATGAGACACCGATCCAGCAGTGGCGCTGCACCATGGCCCACGGCCTGTACTGCGGATACACCGCCGGCCTGGATGCCACGGGAAGGGCCATCGGGCTGCCGCAGGACAAGCAGAAGCTTGCGGTCGGCAAGACTCTGATACGGTATTTCTGTGTACCCTGCAAGCCAACCAGGACCAATGGGGGACGGACATGGAACCAGCCATGGCATGATGCAGACAAATGGGCCCTGTTCAAGGAATACTGCAAACAAGACGTAGTCACAGAACATGAGATACTGAAGCGGCTGGACCTGTTCCCGATGCCAGAGGAAGAGGAACGCCTGTGGCAGATGGATGTTCTCATGAATGCTTATGGTGTCCGGGTGGATACAGGGCTGATTGAGGGGGCGCTGTACATAGACGGCATCAGCACCCAGAAGCTGACGGACGAGGCCATCGGCCTGACCGGGCTGCAGAACCCGAACAGCCAGCAGCAGCTGGTACCTTGGCTCAACCGTCATTCTAAAGAGCATCCGGATGACCCTGACCTGCTGAATAACCTACAGAAGGCTACGGTGGAGGACCTGTTAAGGGATAAGGGGAATCTGCCGGAAGATGTCTGTCAGATGCTTGAAGTTCGGCAACAGCTGGGTAAGACCTCCATTAAGAAATATGTGGCCATGAACACGGCTCGCGGTGAGGGCGACAGAGTACGCGGATTAACACAATACTACGGGGCCAACCGTACCGGGAGATATGCCGGACGGCTGGTACAGTTGCAGAACCTTCCCAGAAATTATATCAAGACTTTGGACTATGCCCGGAAGCTGGTGAAGGCTAAGAACTATGACGGGATTAAGCTACTCTACGGAAACGTGCCAGACACGCTCTCTCAGCTTATCAGAACAGCCTTTATTCCGTCTGAAGGCCACAAGTTTGTGGTGGCTGATTTCAGCGCCATAGAGGCCCGCGTGATTGCCTGGCTGGCTGGGGAACAGTGGGTGAACGAGGTGTTTGCCACCCATGGAAAGATTTACGAGGCCACAGCTGCCCAGATGTTCGGAGTACCGGTGGAACGGATTGTGAAAGGATACCCGGAATATGCTCTGAGACAGAAAGGAAAGGTGGCCACGCTGGCCCTGGGGTACCAGGGAGGCGCCAATTCTCTGATTGCCATGGGGGCCCTGAAACAGGGCCTTACCGAGGAGGAACTGCCGGACATTGTGCAGCGGTGGCGCCAGGCGAACCGGCAGATATGTGGCCTGTGGTATGCCGTGGAGAACGCGGCCCTCACCGTCATGGAGACGGCGCAGCCGCAGGGTATCAACGGACTTATATTCGCATTGGAGGGGGACCTCATTTACGGCCAGTCTTTCCTTACTGTGCGATTACCAAGTGGACGGAAGCTGTACTATTGCCGGCCATTTCTAAAGGAAAACCAATTCGAAAAAACTGCCATCCATTACCACACGGTGGGCCAGCAGACGCGGAAGTGGGGGGTCACATCGACCTATGGAGGCAAGATGACCGAGAACATCGTCCAGGCTATCGCCAGAGACTGCCTGGCCGTGACACTGGAACGAATTGCGGCCAGAGGCCTGCAAGTGGTGTTCCATGTGCATGACGAGGTTATCATTGACGCGCCTATGGAAACAACGGTGGACGAAATATGCGGCCTGATGGCCGAACCGATACCCTGGGCCCCGGGGCTGGTACTTAAGGGAGCCGGGTTTGAGAGCGACTACTACATGAAGGACTAGGAGGGAACAGGGTGCAGAATAACAGAATGCTGCATATCAGCACAGCAGGAAGCCGGAAGGCGATACAGTGGCCGGGAAGCACCATGATGTGGTCCGAATTCACAGAGAAGCTCAGCACCCCGGTAAGGGGAGACGAGACGCTGGAGCAGTACCTTGCTTTCCCAAAGGCGCAGCAGGATGAACTTAAGGACATAGGCGGATTCGTAGGCGGCACCCTGAAGGGGAACCGCAGGAAGCAGGACCACGTGGAGGGCAGGGACCTGCTCACACTGGACCTGGACAATATACCCGCGGGGCAGACGGATGACATCCTGAGGCGTGTGGGCGGACTGGGGTGCGCCGCGGCCGTGTACAGCACCCGGAAACACAGCGGGTATGCGCCGCGGCTGCGTGTCATCGTACCGGTGGACCGGACGGCAACGGCAGACGAGTATGAGCCGGCGGCCAGGAAACTGGCGTCTCTTTTGGGGATTGAATTTTGTGACCCGACCACGTTTGAACCTCACAGGCTCATGTACTGGCCAAGCTGCTGCAGCGACAGCCAGTATGTATACCAGGTATATGACAAGCCGTTCTGCAACCTGGACGGGCTGCTGGGGATGTACGGGGACTGGAAGGACGTCACCCAGTGGCCCCAGGTGCCAGGAGCGGAGGCAATGGAGCGGCGCAGGCTGGCCAAGCAGGAGGACCCCACGACAAAACGGGGTATCATAGGCGCATTCTGCCGGACGTACGGCATCGTGGAGGCGATGGAGCGGTTCATACCGGGGATGTATGATGAGACGGCCACAACGGGGCGCTACACCTACACCGGAGGCGAGACAACCGGCGGCGCCATCGTATATGATGGCGGCCTGTTCCTGTATTCCCATCACTCCCACGACCCCTGCTGCGGCCAGCTGGTCAACGCGTTCGACCTGGTCCGGCTGCACATGTACGGTGATAAGGATGCCGCAGCCAAAGACGGAACACCAGTCAACAAGCTGCCATCCTTCGTGGCCATGAGTAAGCTTGCACTAGCTGACAAGGCGGTGGCTGACCGGATAGCGCGGGAGAAACATGACGCGGCTGTGACGGCGTTCGCTTCCGCTGAAGGAACCACGGTGACGGATCCTGAAAACTTGGACTGGCTGGGACAACTGGCAGTGGACGGGAACGGGAATTATAAGAAGACGGTGAATAACATTATCCTGGTACTGCAAAATGATCCGCTTCTGAAAGGCAGAATTGTCACAGATGAATTTGCGGGCAGGGGTCTGGTCTTGGGCGCGGTGCCATGGAACAAGGAGACAGAGAAACGGTTATGGACTGATACGGACATTTCGGGTTTCTACTGGTACATGGAAACATACTATGGCATTACGGCCCGGAACAACATGACGGATGCCCTGGCGATTGTGGGAGAGCAGAACAAGATTAACGAGGTCAAGCAGTACCTTCAGAGTCTCACATGGGATGGGGTAAAACGGGTGGATACCCTGTTAAGTGTCTACCTGGGAGCCGATGACACGCCTTATACAAGGGCAGTCATGCGTAAGTCTCTGTGCGCGGCCGTGGCAAGGGCCGTGGTGGGCGGTGTGAAATATGATAACATGCCCATCATTACAGGACCACAGGGAATCGGAAAGAGTACATTTCTGGACAATCTGGGGAAGGCATGGTTTTCAGACAGCCTGACATCATTTGAGGGCAAGGACGCCGCGGAGTTGATTCAGGGAACGTGGATTAATGAGGTGGGAGAGCTTACGGCTTTTACAAAACAGGAGACATCCGCCATCAAACAGTTTTTAAGTAAATGTTTTGATATCTACAGAGCGGCCTATGGCAGACAGACAGAGAAGCACCCGAGGCGCTGTGTGTTCTTCGGGACCAGCAACGACAATGAGTTTCTGAAGGATGCAACGGGCAACCGCCGGTTCTGGCCGGTAGATGTAGGCCTGCATCCGGCGCAGAAATCCATCTGGACGGATATGCCGGGTGAGGTGGACCAGATATGGGCGGAAGCCTACATGTACTGGGCTATGGGGGAACAGCTGTATCTGCCTAAAGAGATAGAGGCCGCGGCCATGGAGCAGCAGGAGAGCCACAGGGAGCTGTCAGGGAAAGAGGGAATCATACAGGACTTCCTGGAGAAGCCAATACCTTCAAACTGGGATTCGATGGCTCTATTTGACCGCAGGATGTTCTGGAACGGGAATAAGCAGCTGCCGGATGGGGCCACACTTGTGCCGCGTGAAAAAGTATGCGCGGTGGAGATATGGGTGGAATGTTTCAACAGTGATGCCAAGTACATGAAGCGCTCGGACAGCACGGAAATCAACAATATCCTTACAGGTATAAAAGGATGGAGAAGGAACAAAAGCGTCCGCCGGTTTGGTCCCTATGGTACGCAAAAGGGATTTGAACGCATGTAAACTTTAAAGAAAAAAAAGAAAGTATGCAAGGTTTACGTGGTTTACAGGGAGAAAGTTTACAGGTTTACAGCAAGTTTACATGTATAGTTCACGGGAAAACCTTGTAAGCACAAGGAAAACTAATATATGTAAACTATGTAAACCAATTATCTATATAAGAATAAAAATAGATAAATAAGATACGCGCATATATCACCTAACGTACCTGTTACGTATATCACATACGCGTATAAGGACAGTCGGTATACAGGAGGAATTGAAGATGCTTGAGAAGGATATTGAGAAGGTCCTGGTGGCGGAGGTAAGGAAACTGGGCGGCCGGGCCTATAAATGGGTAAGCCCTGGTAACGGTGGGGTGCCAGACCGGATAGTGGTATTCCCGGACAGGCCGCCGGTATTCGTGGAGCTAAAGGCTGAGTATGGGAAGCTGAGCGTATTGCAAACCGCGCAGCTCAGGCGCCTTCAGGACATGGGGCAGGACGTAAGGGTGCTGAGAGGAATCCAGGAGGTGGAGCAGTTCCTGGAGGACTGCGGAACCGGATTGAAGTTAAGACGGTTTGAAAAGGAGGCGGAGGCAGATGGGGATTGACCACAAAGGACGTGAAGGAGGATGGGGATGGTAGAAACTGTATGTGCATGGTGCGGGAAGAAGATACAGACATATCCATGCAAAGTTAAACCAAGAAATTTTTGTTGCCGAAAATGCCTTGCGAACTATTCAAGTAAAGCAAAGAATCCGAATGGATACCAGAATTTGAAAGACTATACAGGAATGTCCAGGCACATGACGGAACTTAACCAAAAACTTAACCCGGCCAGAATGACATTTCCTACAAGGGTTAAATTGAGTATGGCGCACAGAGGAACTGGAAAAGGAAAGACCTATACCAAGTCTTTTGGAATTCATACGCACCGTATTGTAGCCGCTAGAACATTGGGCAGAGAACTATTACCCGGTGAAATAGTCCACCACATTGATGGAAATAAACGAAATAACAGGCCGGATAACCTGATGGTGTTTCAGAGTCAGGCTGAACACGCCAGATGGCACAAGGAACATAAAGGAGGTGATGCCCTATGATATTCAAACCACATGACTACCAGTTACACTGTATCAACCGGATTATCGAAATAAAAAAGCTGGGTCTCTGGCTTGATATGGGTTAAGGGCCTTGGCAAGACGGTCACCACGCTGACGGCCATCAAGGAACTTAAGTATAACCGGTTCCAAGTACGGCGCGTCCTGGTGATTGCCCCAAAAAAGGTGGCGGAGGGAACCTGGACAAGAGAGGCCGCCAAGTGGGACCACACAAAAATGCTGCGGGTGTCCCCGGTACTGGGGAGCCAGTCCAAGCGGGTGAAGGCACTGAACACGCCGGCCGACATCTACATTACCAACCGCGAAAATGTGGTGTGGCTGGTGGATTATTACCGGAACGCCTGGCCTTTTGACATGGTGGTGGTGGATGAGAGCAGCAGTTTTAAGAGCCACAGCGCTAAACGCTTCAAGGCGTTGGCCAGTGTAGGAGAGCGCATCGACAGAATGGTAGAGCTGACGGGAACCCCATCCCCCAATGGTCTGAACGACCTGTGGGCCCAGGTATTCCTGCTGGACGGCGGCGAGCGTCTGGGGAAACGGTACACCCATTTCAGGGAACGGTATTTTCAGCCGGATAAGCGCGGAGCAGACGGCATGGTGTACAGTTACGAGGCTAAGCCCGGGAGTGAGGAAGGTATTCTGGAGAAGATATCCGATATCTGCATCAGCATGAAGGCGGAGGATTACCTGCAGCTTCCGGATATCACGTACCATGAGATACCGGTGGAGCTGGACGCAAAGGCTCTCAAAGCATACTGTGAGCTGGAGCGTGAGATGGTTCTGCAGCTGCCAGAGGATGGAGAGGACATTAGTGTAACCAGTGCGGCGGCCCTGAGTAATAAGCTGCTGCAGCTGGCCAACGGGGCTATTTACGACGAGGACAGGCAGGTCCATGAGGTCCATGACTGCAAATTGGAGGCGTTTATGGAGCTGATGGAATCCCTTCAGGGGAAGCCGGCACTTGTGTTCTACAACTACCAGCACGACCGGTCGAGAATCCTTAAGGCCCTGGAGAAAACCGGATTGAGGGTGAGGGAGCTTAAGACGCCACAGGATGAGGATGACTGGAATGCCAGAGAGATAGATGTGCTTCTGACCCATCCGGCCAGCAGCGCCTACGGACTGAACCTGCAGCAGGGTGGGAATCACGTCATCTGGTTCGGCCTTACATGGAACTATGAGTTATACACCCAGGCCAATAAGCGCCTGCACCGCCAGGGACAGCAGGAGAAGGTCATCATCCACCATCTGGTGTGCAGCGGGACACGGGATGAGGATGTAATGCAGGCTCTGCAGCGCAAAGATGATGTACAGAATTGGGTAATGGAGTCCCTTAAGGCGAGGATAAGGAGGATAAAGGATGGTAATTAGATTCAACATCCCAAACGGGAGGATGGAGATAAACTTAGAGACTTTCTTCCAGGAGGCCAGAAGGCCACAGATACATAAAATGCTTAAGTGGGTAAGAGCTTCCTGGCCGGATGAGAAGAACGCCAGAGAAATCAGGGAATGGCTTACGGACAGACGGCAGGATGAGACGGACCGGGCTAAAGCCTTTGCGAAGAAGTATGTGGACTGCCGTACGGAGCTGGCAGAACTGCAGGAGATGTATGAGCGGATGCAGAGCCCCTGTTATGCCGTGTACACCAGGGACAAGGAAAAGCTGACCAATGCAAAGAAGGATGTAAGCCGCTACAAGGCAAAGACCGTTCGGTATAAAAGAGAGATGGACGAACACCGGAAGCTGGCCGAACGGTATGAAGGCATACTGAAGGATGCTGATAAGATTCTAGGAGGAAATGATGGAGGAAGTTAAGAAAACAGGATTGACCTTTATAGATACCAGGCGGCTGGCGAATATATCCTACAAGGATATCAAAAATGGTTTTGTAGGCTTCGGTTATTACCTGAAAATCATCCGGGATGAAAAGCTGTGGCAGGGACAAGGCTATGACAGCTTTAACGAGTTTTTGGGTGATGAATACGGCAAGGACAAGTCTTGGGCGTCCAGGTGTATCAATCTGTATGACAAATTCGGCATCCCGGTAGAGCCAGGAGAACTGCCGAGGCTGGAAGATGCATATGAGTCGTACAATGTCAGCCAGCTGATAGAGATGATACCTATGCAGGAGGAGTTGCAGGAACAGGTCACCCCAGATATGTCGGTCAAAGCCATCCGGGCACTGAAGCCAAGAAAAGAGAAGAAAGTTGCGACCGTCGCAACCCCGGAGCAAGAACCAGAGCCCCACCAGGAAGCCCAGACGGAGCCAGAGCCGGAACCGCCCCGTCCGGAAAAGTCCGGGAAGTGCATCCACCGGCCAGAATTTGACTGTACCCTGGAGGAGGCCCATAAGCTCATCCCGGGAACCGGGGAGGACTGCAGCCGGGTGTGCTGCTGGGAATGCGTCAGGCGCGGTGACTGTGAGTTGGAATGTTATAGTTCGCAGCGGCGCCCGGAGCATCTGGAAACCCCAAAGGCAGAGCCGGATTGTCCGCTACTGGAAGCCGCGGATGTGCAACAGGGGAAAACAGCCATCCCTTCCCAGGAGGAATGTGTTCTGGACTTCTATCAGCATCACATGTCCAAGCTGTGTGCGCAGGCCGCCAATGACGGGAACGTGAA